CGGTACAGCAGGATTAATTATGGGAGGAAGACCTCCAGCAACAGGCTCAACTGAATCATGGAATGGAACAGGTTGGACAGAAGTTGGAGATTTAAACAGTGGTAGAGCCGATACAAGTATTAGAGCAGGAACTCAAACCGATGGAATTTATGCCGGTGGTCAACCACCAACTACGGCGGCTGCCGAAAAATGGAATGGAACTTCTTGGACAGAAGTAAGTGATTTAAATACTGCCAGAGAATATGGAGGTAATTCAGGAACAACGTCAACATCTGCTTTAGGTGTAGGTGGACAACCTCAATTAACAGTTGTAGAAGCCTATGACGGAACAAGCTGGACAGAAGTTGCAGAGATTAATACCGGAAGGTCATGGCCTGTGGGTGGAGGAGGAAGTTCTACTTCAGCACTAAACTCTGGGGGCTACACAACTACAACGGTAGCTAATACCGAAACATTTAATGGTTCTGCTTGGACAGAATTAGGTGATTTATCAACAGGAGTTTATGCTCAAGGAAGCGGAAGTAATGCTAGTACAACTGCTCAGATATCTATCTATGGAGCTAGACCTGGTTACGTAGCTGCAACAGAAGAATGGACAGCTCCACAATCAAACAAAACAATTACGGTAAGTTAATATGGCAAATTATAGAGACATAAAAGGATTTCAAATTCAATCAACAAGCAGTGATCCCGTACCTTATGCAGGATCATGGGCTAGTGGTGGAAGTTTAAATCAATCTAGATATTCTTTAGCAGGTGCAGGTACACAAGCTGCGGGATTAGCATTTGGAGGTTATTCAGCACCTAGTAGAAGAAATGAAACTGAAGAATATAATGGCACAGCTTGGTCAGAACAAAATAATTTAAACACTGCAAGAAATGAACTTACAGGAGCTGGTACACAAACTGCTGCTTTAGCAGCAGGTGGTATGGTTCCTCCAGCTTCAAATGCTGTAGAATTATATGACGGATCATCTTGGAGTGAGACAACAGAATTAAATACAGCAAGAGATAGTTTAGGTTCAACAGGTGTGGGCTCTGTTAATACAGCGGTATTTGTAATGGGCGGAGGTTCTCCCCCCTCTAACGAATCCCTTGTTGAATCTTGGAATGGCTCAGCTTGGACAGAAACAACAGAATTAAATACAGCAAGATATATGAATGCTTCTGCAGGAACTACTACATCAGGAATTACAATGGGTGGAGACGCTAGCCCACCAAGAAGTGCATTAACAGAAATTTGGAATGGTTCAAGTTGGACAGAAAGTGGAGATTTAAGTACAGCTACATCAAGAGCAGGAGCTGCTGGTGTATCCAGCACTGCTGCTTTATCTTTTGGTGGAGAAACTGGACCTTCTCCTAATTATACAGCAGTTACAGAATCTTTTAATGGTTCATCATGGACAACGGGTAATAGTATGTCGACAGCTAGATATGCCTTAACTGGAGGCGGAGGAGCAGCACCAAACGCAGTTGCATTAGCAGCCGGTGGATATTCAACTTCTTCATCAGGAATGGCTAATACAGAAGAATGGGCTTTCCCATCAGGTCCTTCTTTTTTAATTGAAGGTGACATGTGGTTTAATACACTGTCATCAACTTTAAAAGTTTATGGAAAAGCGGCTGGGGTACCAAGTGCTACTTGGGCATCTGGTGGAAATTTAAATACTGCTAGGCATGCAACTCAAGGTTTTGGAACTCAATCAGCTGCATTATTGGGCGGCGGATCACCTGTTCCTGCTAATGGAGTATTAACTGAGCTTTATAATGGTTCAGCTTGGACAGAAGTAGCGGAGCAAAATACAGCTAAGGCTTACAGAACTTCTACAGGAACTTCTCAAACTGCAGGTCTTTATATAGGAGGAGAACCTTCAACCGATGCCGTTGAAGAATGGAATGGAACATCTTGGACAGAAGTTAATGAAGTTAATACAGCGACTTACAAAGCAGGTGCTTCTGGAAGTACAACAGCGGCTTTAAAATTTGGAGGAACAGATCCTCGAATTGCTAACACAGAATCTTACGATGGAACTTCTTGGACAGAAGTATCAGATTTAAATAATGCCACCCGAGATATAAATCCTGCTGGATCTCAAACTGCTGCATTATGTATTGGTGGTAATATTTCAACAGGTACTACTGCTGAAGTAGAAGTATGGGATGGCTCATCTTGGACAGAAACAACTGATATTAATACAGCAAGAGAACTTGGACAAACTGGAAATGGAACTATGTCTTCGACATTTGCTTTATTAGCTGGTGGAAATCCTGGTGCTAAGGCAAACACGGAATTTTGGAATGGTACCGCTTGGACAGAACTTGCGGATCTAGCCAAAGGTAGAAATGCAGGTGGAGGGGCAGGTAGTGCTTCGGTAGCTATTGTTATGGGTGGATATAATCCAAGTCCTGGACAGTTGAACAACACAGAAGAATGGACAGCTTCTAATACAGTATCAACAGTAACAACTTCGTAGTTGACCTTTCTATAGAAAGGTATATAAAGAGATTAGAAATAAAAAAGGAGCGATATGAGCAAAGAAAAACGTAATATAACAACTAAACTTGAAACTGAGTCTAAGTATTTAACTAATATATTAGATAAAGACGATGTTAAAAGTTTTAAAAAATTAATACCAGAACTCCAAGATACTTGGATGAAGAAACAGATGTTTAGAACAGAGACCGAAATGAGGTTTTCTGTATTATCTGATAATAAATATCCAACTAAAGCTGCTAAATACTGGCAATCGGTAAGAGAACAAAACACACACTTTGAAAATTTAGTTCATCTATCATTTGACGCTAGAAAAAATGATGTTGAAATAGAAAAATTAGAACGTGATATTAAGAAAGAGAAAGATCCACTAGAGAAGAAAATGAAGCAAGTTGAACTTGAAGAAAAACTCTATGGTAAAGCACAAATGGAACTTGTTGCTAAACATAGAATGAGAGAAGTTGCGACTTGGTCTAAACTTAAAAAAGAGTTTCATGATAATTCTTTTGATGATAAAGATGTGGATACTCACCAAGCACATTCTTATTTACTAAGACTTCAAGAACAGAAAAAAACCATTACTCCAGGAACATCACAACCTGAAGTATTTAATGTATTAGGACAACTAGAAGCCTTAGAAAAAAACATACAGGAGAAGAAACTCTCTTTGGACGTCAAAAAAACTAAAAAAATTACAAAGTAATATGAAATTTGACTTCATTTATTTAGGTCAAACCGTTTTAAAATATCAAGTTCCTTTAGAAATTTTTGTAGGGCTTAATGAGATCTATGAAAAAAGAAAAAAAGAACTTCCTAAAGCAAATAAACAACTCGTGGGTAAAATAGAAGACGAAGTATCTTTACATTATTCAGGACCTAATAATGATAAGATGCATCCTCATAATTTTTTACCAACTGATATTCTTCAATGGTTTCATTCCATCTTTGATCATTACACAGATTGGAATAAGATTGGTCCAAACAATAAATCAATAAACTCTATTTGGGTTAACGAGATGAAAGCAGGAGAATACAATCCTGTGCATATACACCAAGGTAAATTGTACACAGGTTTATCTTCAGTAATGTGTTTAAAGTTACCAAAAGAAACAGGCGTAGAATATTCAGCAAAAGAAAAACCTATGAATGGTAGATTACAAATTATAGGTGCAGCGGCGGGTCAATTTGCTAAAACAGATTATTCCCCTAACATGAAGATAGGAGATTTTTATGTGTTTCCCTATGACATGAGACATTGTGTTTATCCGTTTAATTCTACAAAAGAAAAAAGAAGAACATTAGTTTGTAATGTTGATGTTGAATACAATCCTGTTGCATCACGAACTGCAGGAGGACAATTAGAATGATACCTAGAATGCCGAGATGGCAATCTTATGTTGCTCACACAACAGAACCAATGTTTACACCTAAACAATGTCAAATGATTATTGATGCAGGTCATCAATGTGCACCGGAACAAGCTAAAGTGGGTGGGGGTAAAGACGGTCAATACGATACCAAAAAAAGAGTTACAACTATATCTTGGATACCTTTTAATAAAATGCCTGAGATGTATCAACAAGTGGAGAATCAATTATCTATTATTAATTTAAATCATTTTGGTTTTGATGGGGTCACCCTTACAGAACCAGCACAGTTTACCGAATACCCTAAAAAAGGTTTCTATGATTGGCATATGGATCTAAATGCTTTTGGTTCTACTGGTGAAAACCCAATACGTAAAATATCTATGACATGTTTATTATCAGATCCATCAGAGTTTACCGGTGGAGAACTTATGTTTTCAGATGCAGGGCAGCAAAAACCATTAGACCTGAAACAAGGACAAGCGATATTTTTTGCGTCTTTCTTAAGACATAAAGTTGCACCTGTTAAGAAAGGAATAAGAAGATCTATGGTAATGTGGTTTGGAGGACCGCCATTTAAATGAGCGAACTTCAACGAAAGGTATTATTTCCTACTCCCGTTTATTTTAAAGACCTACCTAACTCAAAAAAATTAAATAACTATTTATTTAAAGAAATAAAGAAGTGGCGTAAGGCTGATCCAAAAGGAGAAGAAAAAACTAATTCTGGATTTGGCTGGCACAGCAAAACAGATATGGATAAACGAAAAGAATATAAACCTCTTATAGATGAATTATTTAAAATGGGTTATGAGTGTAATAGAGATTACGGTATTAAGGATAAATTAGGACTTGGTAATATGTGGGCTAATATTAATCCAACCTACAGCTATAATAAAACTCATACTCATCCTAACTCTATGTGGTCAGGTGTGTACTATATTAAAGTACCTAAAAATTCTGGTAAACTATTTTTAGAAGACCCGAGACCAGGACCCAATACTCATATGCCTAGACGAATGGATAATATTCCTGAAGCTTTATGGAGAGTGTGCGCCTATGGGCCTGTTGAGGGACGTTTAATTTTCTTTCCTTCTTGGTTGCCTCATGGAGTTGATATCAATATGAACACAGAAAAAGGGGAAAAGAATTGGAGAGTATCTGTATCATTTAATTTTATACAAATATGACCAAATTAATTTATACCAAACTTCCTATTGATCAAATTGAGTACATTGACAGACCCGAATTTCACAAAGAAGAAAAACAATTTAAAAATAGCTTAACGGCTTCTATTCAAAAAAACGGTATTATAGAACCTGTCTATGCTGAGTATGGTCATGACTACGGTCCTAAGATTAAAGTAATTGTGGGCAATAATAGAATGGTTGTTGCTAAAGCATTGGGTATTAAAGAAATACCTATTATTGTTAACATTTATACTCCAGAGACATTTGATTTAGAAGGAAAAGAATTAAAGACAGATGATGAGATCAGGTCTTTATTTAAATTAAAGGATCAATTACAAATAAGAAGAGATAAAGAAGGTCGTATTGATCAAATTATGCCTCCTTATTATCCTAATGTAGAAAATGAATACATTTAAAAAAAATAAATACCAAGTTATTAGAGGCGCTATTTCTAAAGAAGTGGCTGAAATTGGTTATAGATATTTACAGATTTCTGCAGAGGCAGACTACTGGATGCTACAAAACAGTGCTACTCATGAAAAGAATCCTTTAATAGGAAACTTTAAAGATTCTCAAGTTCCAAATTCTTACGCTAAATATGCCGATCGTTTTATGGAAACTCTATTAGTTAAAACTATTGATGTTATGCAAAAGAAAACAGGGCTCAAGTTAGTGCCTACTTATTCATACACAAGGCTTTATAGAGAAGGCAATATTCTTAAAAGGCATAAAGACAGACCTAGTTGTGAAATATCTACTACGCTTTGTTTAGGTGGTGATCACTGGCCTATTTACTTAGATCCTACAGGAGCGGATAATGTTATAAATGAGCATAAAAATATACATAAACCTAATGCACCTAAAGGTGTAGAAGTTAATCTAAAACCTGGTGATATGCTTATATATTCTGGTTGTGATCTAGAGCATTGGAGAGAGCCTTTTGAAGGCAAACTCTGTGGTCAAGTATTTCTACACTATAACCATGCAGATGGAAGGTTTGCAAAGACCAATTTGTATGATAAAAGACCTATACTCGGCATACCTAAGACAGCGAACTAGGTTGAACTCGCCGCAAATATAGTATATTTTCAAAACAAGGATTTTTGTATGCTTCAAAAAATAGGCTTTTTGCCGGGATTTAATAAACAAGTTACTCCTACAACTGCTGAAGGACAGTGGATTGGAGGAGACAATGTACGTTTCAGGTATTCAACACCAGAAAAAATAGGTGGCTGGGCTCAGTTAGGAGAAGAGTATCTAACAGGAGCAGCTCGATCTTTACACCATTTTGTAAACAGTAATCAAGTTAAGTACTCCGCTATCGGAACGAATAGAATTTTATATATATATTCTGGAGGTGTGTTCTATGACATTCACCCTTTAGTTAATCCATCCGGAACAGCTATCTCTAACGCTTTCAGTACAACAAACGGAGAAGCAGCTGTAACTATTTCATTTGGATCAGATCACGGTTTTTCAAAAGGGGATATTATTCTTTTTGGTGGAACTTCAACATTTAGTTCTATTACAGGTTCTAACTTTGGAGCTTCAGATTTTTGCGACAAAAAGTTTATGGTTACAACAGTTCCTACTGGTTCAACTATTACCATAACAATGCCAAGTAATGAAACTGGTTCAGGAGCCACGACTTCTGGAGGCATAACTTATTTTCAATATTATTCAGTTGGACCCGCTAAACAATTAGGTGGAGATGGATGGAGTGTTGGTCAATGGGGAGGTACCGTTGCTGGGGAATACACCACAACTTTAAATGGAGCCATTGATGCTTCTACAACAACGATTGTATTAACAGACGCTTCTTTGTTCCCAGACTCAGGAACTTCATATGTTCAAATTGGAACAGAAGAAATTTCATATACAGGAATTAGTAGTAATACTTTAACCGGTGTTACTCGAGGAGTAAGAAACACAACAGCTGCTTCTCACTCAGACGGCGATACCGTCACCAACTCATCTGACTACGTTGGATGGGGAAACCCGGCTTCTGGAGACTACGTAATTAAACCCGGAACATGGACCTTGGATAACTATGGAACTAAACTTATAGCTTTGATCACGGATGGTAAATGTTTTGAATGGGATGCGGATGACGCTAATGCTACAACAACAAGAGCAACAGTTATAACTGGAGCCCCTACGGCTTCTAGAGATGTATTAGTATCTACACCGGATCGACACTTAGTATTTTTTGGAACAGAAACAACGATTGGTACAACAAGTACTCAAGATAATATGTTTATTCGTTTTTCTTCTCAGGAAGATATTAATACATATACACCTACAGCAACCAATACAGCGGGTACACAAAGACTGGCTGATGGATCTGAAATTAGAGGAGCTAAAAGAGGTAGAGATGCAATTTATGTTTGGACGGATACTGCGATGTTTACCATGCGTTTTGTTGGTCAACCGTTTACTTTCTCATTTGAGCAAGTAGGAACAAACTGTGGATTGATTGGAAAGAATGCATGTTTAGAAGTTGATGGTGCAGGTTACTGGATGTCTGATAATGGTTTCTTTAGATATACTGGTAAACTAGAATCAATGGACTGTTTAGTTGAAGACTATGTTTATGATGATCTTAACACTACATCAAATCAATTAATTACTGCAGGATTAAATAATCTATTTGGAGAAGTAATGTGGTTCTATTGTACAGAGAACTCTAACGTTGTTAACAGAATGGTTTGTTTTAATTATATTGATTCCTCAGCTCAACGTTTAATCTGGACAACAGGAAGTTTAGCTAGAACTACTTGGCAAGACTCAGCTGTATTTGGTAGACCTCATGCAACTAAATACAATGACTCTGGAACACAAGCTTCAACTGAATCAACTTTTGTTGGTGGTAACACAGACGGAATTACAACATACTTTGAACATGAAACAGGAGTTAATGAAGTAGCAGGTGGAACGGCTACCGCTATAACTTCTAACATTGAATCTGGAGATTTTGATATTACACAAACCGAAAAAGAAGGAGTAACCTTTAGAGGAGACGGAGAATATTTTATGTCTATTAGAAGATTTATACCTGACTTTTTATCTCAAACAGGTAACACTAAAGTTACATTAAACCTTAGAGACTATCCTAATTCTAGTCAGGTTAGTTCAACACTAGGACCCTTTACCATTACATCAAGCACTAATAAAGTAGATACAAGAGCTAGAGCAAGATCGGTAGCTCTTAAGGTAGAGAATGAAGGCTTAAATCAAGATTGGAAATTAGGAACTTTTAGGTTAGATATACAAGCTGGAGGAAGAAGATAATGTATTTTAGTGAGAGAAGAAAACAAGGATTAGGTAGTTTAAGACCCGGATATTTTTTAGGTGGAAACATAGGTAATATGTTATTAGGCAACGCTATGAATTGGGGACTAGGTAAAGCAACAGATTATGCTTTTAAATCAAAAGAGCAAAGACAAAAAGAAAAATTAGAGAGAGACATGAGAAAATTAGGAGTCTATGGTTACTTTCCTGAAGGAAGTGATCGTGAGGAGGATGATGATACTAATAAAACATCAGGATTTAAAGGTGCCCTTGGAGGAGGATTAATGAATCTTTTGGCAACTGCATTGTTGGGACCTCTTATGGGACCTTTAGCTTTAACAGTTGGTAAAGGAATTATGAATAAAAGCATAATCTGTTGCTTTACCT